GTCCATGCCCTTCGCTTGATTCGCCACGCCACCAAGGGCAAGGTCCATGCCCTTCGCTTGATTCGCCACGCCACCAAGGGCAAGGCGGTAGATGTTCGCTTCATCGGTCGAAATCCGACCTTGAATGACCATCTGATTGAGCATCGTGTTGAGGCCGTCAACCGAGATTGCGCCGCTCTTGAAGCCCGCCTCAAGGTTTGCCAACGCTCCCTGTTGATCCACGGAGGCGTTCACGGCGTCCATCGACGCGGCGACGTACTCCTTGGAGTGCGGGCCGTATTGCTTGAGCGCCTCGTTGGCCTTCTGCTGCGCTTCGGCTTGCTTCTGATTGGCGTCTATGGCCGCGTGTATCGGGTCGAATTGATCCTTGAGCGCCTTGCCGTAGTCACTGAGCGCCTTGGCCGCATCCTGCGCGGCTTGGGCGTTCTCGTCCAACGCCTTGCTCGCCTCATCGGTCGCGGGGACGACAAGCCCCGCGGCCTTCGCCGCGTCCTTGTACTTGGTCCCAAGCTGAAGGATGGCGGCTTGGCGTTCTTCAAGGCTCGGGTTGCCCTCGCCCAACGCGGTCGCCATGAGCTTCTGAGCGTCGGCGCTCAGATTGGTCGGGCCAATGGACTCCTGCATTGATCGCGCAATGTTCTTGATGTTGTCGGCCGTCTTGACCGCTTCAACGTCAAGGTCCGTAGCACCGTCAATGAACTTCGCGAAGTCCGTTGACGTGAGTGTCCCAGCGGAGTGCATCGCCAACATATGCGTGATGATGTCTTGCAACGCTGGCGGCATCGTGCGGAAGTGCGCTACTGCCAACTGAGCATCGGGGCCAAGGGCCGCGAGCGTTTCGTTGTTCGCGTGCAACGCGTAGTTCAAGTTCGTCGCGCTATCGCCTAGCCCGTGGAACGTCGTGCGGAACTTATCGAACTCGCCAACGTTCTTGTTCACGAGGTTCGTCACTTGGGCGATGGTCACGCCCGTTTTCTCAAACGCCGTTTGGAAGCCGCCGCGCGATTGGAGGATGCTTCCGTATTGCTTGCCAAGCGAGGGCAAGACGTCGGCCGCTTGATGGACAAGCGTGTCGCTCAGTTGCTTCGCTTCGTCGGCCACGCGGTGAACGTTGGTGGCCCATGCCGAATAGATGGCGATACCGGCGCCGACGGCGGCCGTGACGCCGAGCACGGCGGGGTTAAGTCCGCCAGTAAGGGCACTCGTCCAACTGCCGCCAGCGGCGCGCGCGTCGCGCACGCTTGAGACGTAGTTCTTGATGCCGCTGGCAACGCTCGTCATGGGGCCGGTATGCAAGAGCTTCCACGCGGCGCCGAGCCCGAGGGCCGCAATGGCAACCTCTTTCATGGGGCCGGGCATGTCCTTAAGGCCAGTCGTCACGGCTTCCAGCACCTTGACGCTGTCGCGCATGACGGGCATAAGCGCCTCGCCAACTTGCATCTTCAAGCCGTCCATCGCTTGCGAGAACTCGCGTTGGGCGGCAACGTTCTTCTTGATGTCGTCTACTTGATCCTGACCAATGACGACGCCCATTTCCTTCGCCTTCGCGGAGAGTTCCGCGATACCGGCGCTTCCCTTGTTGAGCAAGGGGGCGAGGTCGTTACCGGCGCGACCGAAGAGTTGGGTTGCAAGGCGCGTCTTGTCAATGCCGGGCGGCATGGCGGCGTACTTGTCCGCGATGTCCCCGAGGACTGACATAAACGGGCGGCTCTCGCCCGTCGCCGTGTGAAGCTGGATACCCATGTCGGCAAGCGACTTCTTCGCGGGGCCAGCTTGAGCCTTGCTGAAAGCGATAGTGGCCTTGGTCAGCGAATCGAACCCAACGCCCGTGGCCTTGCCCACCGCGATGAGTGAGGACATTTCCTCCGCGGTCCCGCCCGTGAGCCGCTGAAGCTTGATGGTCTCCTTGCCCGTCTCCTCCAACGAGTTGATCGCCTTGAAGCCAAAGGCCGCGACGGCCGCACCGGCGCCGAGCATGGCGCCGTTGATGAGCGTACCCGCGAGCTTGGAACGGTCGCCCGTCTCCTTCGCCTTCGTGCCGATACCGCCGAGCGCGGTTTGGGACTTCTTGCTCGCTTGCTCTAGCCCGGTCGCGTCGCCAGTGATGCGGACCTTGACTTCGTTCTTCGCCACGGGCGCCCCTTTACGAACCGAGGGCCGCCCGAAGTGGGCGGCCCGTTACAACGTGTCTGCGACGGGCGCTCCCACGCGCGGGAGCCCGTCTAGTCGTTTGAGGAACTCGACAAGCTCGGCGCTCGTAAGTTCGTCAACGTCCCACGGCTTCAAGTGAAACCAATAGGCCATGTCGGGGAGCCGTCCCCTTAGGTGGCCTCGGGCGCTTTTGGGAGGCCCGCAATCTCGCGCGTCGCGATCGTGTCGTAAGTGATGCCCTCGGCAACCTCATCCCACGTAACGACATCGCCGCGTGTGCGGCGTGCGAGGAAGATCACGGATGCGATCATGAATCGCGGCCACGTCTCCGCCATGAGTAGCTCGTTGACCGTCAGTCCCGTGGTCGCGTAAAGCTCAAGCTCAACGCGGTTGGGAACGCGTGCGGGCACAAGCTCGTATTCCTCGCCATCGACGGTGATCGTGATTTTCAACTCCGTCGGCTTCTCTTCCTTCTCGTTCATTTCCCCGTGTTCCTTCCTAGATGACCTCAAGCCCAAACGACTCAAGGGCCTTGCTGACCTCTTTGGAGAAGTCGTCTTTGATCTTGGGCAAGTCGTGGCCGATGGTCGGCGCGACGACGTACGGGCCTTCACCCGATTCCAAGTTCCAATTCGTGCCGACCCACGCGGGAAACTGCTTGTAGCGGATGGAGCCCATGAAGGCGCCGATACCGAACGGGACGGCGTTGCGTATGCCGATCACGGCGGCGGTAGGTTCGCCGCGCGCCGCAATGGATTTGATGGCCTTGCGTTGCTGGCGTGTGCCAACCGTGGCGCCCCGTATGTCGGACGCCACGTCCTTCGCTATGACGCGGTGGGCCGCGCGAAGGGCTTTGTCCAAGCCCTTGCGCGCGACCGCATCAAAGCTACGGCGCATTTCGTCAAGGCCCTCAACCTCAATGCCTATGCGCCCGCTCACGTTACGGCGTCGTGTCCGTCGTCACGTAGACGATGGAGCACGCGTCGGCGGAGGTAACAGACGTGTTGAGGCACGGCCCGTCCACCTTCTGCGACAAGATGCCGGGTCCGTCAATCGTCGGCGTGGAGCCGTCAACGCGGAAGTTCGGCAACGAGACCGTCAGGGACGGGTACGTCGCGGCACCGATGAGGCCCGCTCCGGTCCACGTAGCCGTGATGGCCGCGAGGGAACCGGCCGCGGTGGCCGAACGGAACTTGTTGAGTAGGACGGTGTCATTGAACTCAACATCAAGCGAAGCCTTGAACTCGCGGAGCGAGGCTTCAAGCGGCTCACCGTTGCGCGTGGCCGGGCCAACGAAACGACGTTCCGCGAGCTTGAGGTCACACGAAATCGTGATGCCCTTGACGTTGGCAACGGACTCGCCATCAACCTGAATGTCGCCATTCAAGAAGCTCAGAAGCTCGGGGCCGGTCGGGTACGACGCGGCGGCCAACGGAACGTTGACAACCTCGTTGCGCCCAAGAAGCGAGAGCTTCAACATGAGCATGCCGTCAACGGAGTTGGACAACTCCCACTGACTCACCTTGCACCCGAGGTAAGTAAGCACGGTGCCCGCGAGCGCGGTAGCAACCGTGTTCACGCCGCCCGAGACGTCAGCCTCAGGAAGCAACTTCTGATAGGTGAGCGACTTGCCGCGCACCGTGGAGATTGCCGCGGTGTGCGTGTAGGCCGAATCCGTCGGGCCAGTCGTCGTGACCTTGCCGAGCATGTATTCCAGCCAGAAGCCGAAGCCCTTGGACGAGACCTCAAGCACGAGGTCGCCAGTGGCGTTGAGTTCGTTGACCGCGAAGCGGGACGAAGCCTGAACGCGGTTGCCCGTGGCGATAGCCGCGGACTCAATGCGCTGGCGGTTGCTGACCACGTTCTCCGAGACGAACTCAAAGAAGCGCGAGGGCATAGCGCCCACGCCGTACGCCGAAGCGTCAACGGTGCCTTGGACGGTGATAGCGGCAAGAAGCGCCGTGCCCGTCTGGATCGTGAACGTGGTGGACGACGGAACGCCGCTCACGGCCCAAGAGCCGTTGTAGCCGCTCGGGGTAACGCCCGCGATGACGACGACGTCGCCGGGGCGGAGGTTGTGCGCGGCGGCGGTGGTCACGGTGGCCGTGTTCGGAACGCCCGCCGTGCCATCGCCCGCGGTAGTTGCTACCTGCGCGCGCTTCTCCTTGCCAACGCCAACCTGACTAAAGAGGCCGCTCATGCTTCACCTTTCGGGGTTTCGGTTTCGTCCTTGACGGCCGGGGCCGGGACGAAGGGGGGAGGAATGACCGGGACGGTCGGGGCGGCGCTCGGGCCGTCCACGGTTTCCCAATCGTCTTGAGCCGCGAGGGCGAGGGCGGCGCCCTCGTAAACCTCAATCGGTTCGTCGCGCTTGGCGGTCACGCCAAGGGCCGGAATGTCTACGGACTCGAAAGGCCCGCGGTAAACGACGTGAGGCAACTTGCCCCTCCTTCTCTCGTTAGATGCGCGCCTGAATGGCAACGCCAGATTCGATGACGGCGGCAAAGCCCTCATCGTCGTAGACGCCTTCAAGTAGCTCGGGTTGCGCGATGCTCGCTTGGATCACGCCCGGTACTTCCAACGTCGGATTCTCCCGAAGCGCCAACTCAATCAAGCCGAACACGTCAAAGGCGCGCTCGGTCGATTCCTGTTGAGTGTCGCCGGGGTTCGTGATGCGAACGAACAACTCCAAGGAGTAACGCTCTTCGCGGCCACGGTTGCAGATGACGGCCCATCGTTGTTCTTCGGGTTGGACTGTCCCACCTATGAGCAAGCTCTCACGCGGTATGTCCCGGCCGCGTCCGTACTCCACTTCCACGGTTTCAAAACCGGGGACGGCAAGAGCGTCCTTAGCGAGCGCCACGAGCGCGGCTTTGACGGTCGGGATAGTTGAGGTTCGGAAGCGGCTACTCATGCAACGCCCATCTTCCGAAAGCCGTAACGCTTGAGGGCGCGGTCAACGTCGGGCATGCCGGTAAGTGATCCGCCGATGCCGGGCGTGAGGACACGGAAGTTGACGCCGCCCACGTCCACGTAGCTCGTTGCGCGGTCGGGGATGCCCGACTTGTTCGCGTTCAATTCGTGGCGAACCCAACGAGTGAAGAGGCGCCGAAGGTCGGCCGGGGGCGCGCTATTGCCGTACTCCCATTCGATGACGAGACGAGCGAACGGCCAAGCCGCGCCGTCCATGCGGACGCAAGCGCCCGACTCACTACCTTGGACCGCGGCGAGTTGATCGTCCGTCCAAGTCGTGTACGTGTTGCCCGTCGGCGCGTACTGGCGCACGGAGCGGATGCGGCGCACGTCGTACGTAGGCAGAAGGAGAATCTCCCCGCCAAGGCTTACGACGTCATCGCGGGCGTAGCGGGGAACGTAGGCCCGCCGAAGCTCAGACTCAAAGAGACGCTCGCATCCGAAGCGAGCGCCGATGATGTCGGCATTGGGATACTTCGTCGTATCCCTGAGGGCCGGGTCGGAGTTGCGTACTTCCTCAACGCTCACGTAGTAGGCGGACACAACCTCCACGGTGCTCGTTGCGACCGTGATGTCATCCTTGGTCCAAGTGATCGTTAGGACGTCAAGGGCGGCCGTCTGAGCGGCCGTGAGGGCGGCCGTAGCAACGCCCGCGTCAATCGTCGGCGTGGCGCCGGGCGCAACGACTTCGGAGCCGTCGGCGGACGTGACGCCGTAAGTGATGCCGCTCGCCGCAACATCTAGCGCGCCGTCTTGGTCCAAGATGGCAACGCGTATGTTGGCGGCGCGACCGGAAAGGACTAGATCGCTTGGAATGGGCGTAAGCATTTCGTCGGTTCCTCCCGAGCTAGTCGCTTTCCGTTGCCCCGGTTACTTGCCCTTGGGCGCACCGGGGATGAGTTCGGCCGACTCTTCGGCCGGGGGCGCTTCCGTGGTCTCTGCCGCGGGAGCCTCCGTCGTCTCGGGGGCCGGGGCCTCCGTCGTTTCGGCGGCGTGATCCAAGCCGATCAAGACGGCCGCCTCTTCGGACGTCACGTCAATGACCGTGCCCGACGGGACAACGCGCCCGTCAATGTTCAATGCGATTTGCGTGCTAACGCGCATCGGGTTCCTCTCGTGTTCGGACGCCGAGCGCCGCCGCGGCTAAAGGCCAGTGGCCCTCACCGCGGCGGCGCTCCAACGATCAAGTCGTGTACGTCAGGACGCGGGCCGCGTTGGTGTCCACGATCCGCGCGTCAGCGCGAGTGATGAACCGCCAAGTGACCATGTCCGAATTGAACGCGTAATCGACGGACGATTCCACGCGGGCGCCGCCAGCGATGCGGACTGCAACGCCACGGTTCCAGTTGCCGAAGGCCAAGCCCTTCACGCCGTTGGTCGTTGCCGACGGCATGGCGGGGTCCGTGTGAACGGGACGGCCGCCGAGAAGGTCGGGCTCGCCAGCGGTAAGCGCGGGCTGCCAGAGGTAACGACCCTGCGAGTCCTTCAACTTCCGAAGCGTCTTGATGACGGCGTCGTTGCAAATGAACGAAGCGGCATCGCGGTACGGCCGAATGATGGAGTGGTAGAGGGTGATGACGTCGTCGTACTTGAAGCCAGCCGCGGCCGACCCCGTTGCACTCGCGACGCTCGCGAAGCCAGCGGTACCAATGATGCCCGTGGGCTCCGCGGTACCGGCGCCCGTGATGAGGTAGCCGCCAACGCCGTGCCCGAGAGCCTCGCCGCCCTTCTGCGCGAGGTAACCGACAACGTCAACGCCGCTGTCAGAAATCAACTCGCTAGAAATCTGCGAAAGATGACCGAACTTGTAGGCGCCAATCGTGGTCTGAAGGAACGTCGGGTTGGACGCTCCAATCGCGGCCGCCTCGGTCAGAAGCGAAGCCGCGGGGAACGCGTCAGACATCGGAAGCTGCATGGGCTCGCCGCCAGACGTGTTCATCACGAACGCTTCGGCCGCCATGACGGCGGACAACTGGCGCATCGCAACGAACAAGTGAGCGTAGAACGACGTGGGAACGACGTTGCCGCCCACGCCCGCGCTCAACGTCGTGTTGGCATCGCGGGACTCAACGCCGCCAGTCGGCGCGAAATCGAACTCACGAAGCTCGCCGCGGTTCATCTTACGGAGAACGTCCGCCTCGTTGTGACGCACTTCGTCAACCGACGGCGCACCGTCAAGGGTTGCGACGTGGTCACGGTAGGCCGCCTCGCGGGCTTCCAGCTTGACAAGCTCATCAATGTGAGCCTGCCGCGCGTCGTAAGCCTCATCGGCCTTCGCCCATGCGGCGCGGTCCTCGGCGTTGACCTCGCGGCCCTCCGCCTCAATCGCCTCGGCGCGCGAACGCTGTTCGGCAATCGCGTTCAACTGCTCGCCCTTGAGGCGCGCAATCAGGGTTGCACTCATACGAGTGTTTCCTTTCGTGAAAAGGTCCGCCAATCCCGCCGACTTAACGACGGGAGGGCGGACAGGATTGGGGGTTTGTGAAGCTCGGGCGCTCGCCCGTGCCGATCAAGCGGCGGGGATTCCAAGCCTCTGACGGCGCTCTTCAAGCTCAAGCAATCGGCGGCGGACGTCGAGGGCGGCGCGGAGGGTTGTAGTCTCCGCGGCGTCGTCGGCGCACTCGCCGGGCTCGGGCTCTTCTTCGTCGTCGTCGCCAACTTCAACCGTGACCGCGACGACGGAGACGCTTAAGTCGCGCTCGTCGCCTTCGGTCGGGTCGCCCGTGGCGGGGGCGGTTTCATCGGGCTCGGGCGCGAGAAGCTCACGGAGAGATTCGGGCTCAAGCTCGGGCAACGTCTCGGGGTCAATCCCATTGGCGTTGCAGAAGGAGCGGACCGCGAGGGCGGCGCCGCCGCGTTCCGTCTGAAGGTAAGCGGGTGAAGTCACGGGGCCTCCGTCGATGAGTTGAGCTTCAAGCACCGTGCGAAGTGGGAAGCCCGTTTCCGTCTCTGACCATTCGTCACGCACGCATCGGAAGCCGATGGACGAACCAACGACGAGCCCGCCGCGGACGTTCGTAACGGCGTCGTTGCCCGCGCTCGTGTCCAACGGCGTGACCTCGTAGAAGAGGCCCGCGTCCGTTTGCGTGTAGGTGACGTTGCCCGCCGACGTGCGCCCAAGGATTAGGGAGCGGTCGTGATTGAAGAGGCAAACGACGTCCGCCGTTTGCAACGTGCGAGTGAACGCGCCGGGCGCAAACTGCTCAACGAAGCCGCCAAGATTCTGACTTACCTCGTTGAAGAGGACGGCCGCACCTCCGATGGTGCGGCCAGTGGCCGAACGAATCTCGGGCTTGGGCGTCTTGCGGTAAAGGCGTTGCTCGTATCCGACGAGCGCCTTGGAATCGTGCTTCATGGCGTTTTGTCCTCTTCTGGCAACGGTTGTGCCGCGACGTCGGTAGTGGCGGGGTCGGTCTCTGCAAGCGTCGTACGCGTCGGCGTCTGAGCGAGTAGTTCGCGTTGGGCAACGGTCATCGGGCGGAGTCGCTCGATACCGCGCACTTCGTCCGCCTCAAGCCACGCCCGGCCGCCAGTGGCGAGGGCGTGCGCCTTGTAGCGCGTCAGAAGGTCACTCATAAGGAGTTCGTGAGTATCGGCCTTCACGTACTGCGGATTGGGAGTCAACGCGGTGAGGCACTCTTGGACAAGTACGAGGTCAGCGTTGAGCGAGACCGTTAACTCCGCTTGCGTTTGCTGTTCACGGTTCGCGTAGGTGATCGACTGGCCGCCGCCAGTGGACACGGAGAGCGCCTCCGCGGGCACGCCGAAGATTTGGCAAATGTCCGCTTGCACTTGGCGCGCCGTCGCGAGGAAGCCTTCGCTCGTCGTGTTGGAATCAACCTTGACGCTCTCAAGCTTGATGTCCGAACCGACGACGGCGGGACGACGTCCACGCCATGACCGGGCGATTGATTCGCGAAGCCGAATCGCTTGCGGCTCCGTGAACTCTGGATCATCAACGACGACGACGGTTGAAGGAACCGCGCCATTCTTGAACCAATCGGCGCCGAACTTCTGCGCCTCAATCCCGAGGTCCACGAGGCCCGCATGCCGAAGAGGCGCGATGCCTAGCGGCGTGCCCGGCAACGTCATGGACGGAACAAGCAAGAGGTCCACGAGTTCAATCTTCTGGCCGCCGTAGCGGACGTCGATTTCGTAGCTCAGGGGGTTCGGCTGAATCGCGGTTACGAGGTCGGGCGAAAGCCACTCAACCGAAGTGGCGCGCCCCGCGCCGTCGCGTGCCGTGATCCGACCAAACGCGTTCCCCCACAAGTCGCGGGAGATACTCATTTGAGCCTTCCACGTCGCGGGCTTCACGAACAACGAAGGTGACGTGAGTAGCTGCGGTTGCGGCGAGACCTCCAAGTCAAACCCTTGGTCATCGCGCCGGTAAGCGCGGAAGGGGATTTGAGAGAACAACGCTTGACGGCGGCGCACGCAACCGATGACGGTTGCGAGCTTCAACGCCTTCATCGCGGAGTAGTCGGTTCGGAGCGTCTCCAAGTCGTCGCCCGCGCCCCATACCGATTGGAACGTGACGGGCGGCGCGTCTCGGCGCTCAAGTGATGCGAGGCCCATTACTTACCTCGTTCCAAGATGTAGCCAACGAGCACGCCGACGACGCCGCCGACGATGAGGGCCGGGCCGCCGCCGAAGCAAACGTCAACGCCCGCCGTGAACGCCACGGCGCCCGCGAGTTGCACAAGGTTCGGAATCATTCGGCCTCCGTCAGTAGGCCCAACTAGCGCGCTTGCGTGGGCGCTCAGTTGGGAGAACGGCTCGGGCGAGAGTGGCCGCCGCGAGCGAAACGATTGGGATGGTGGCGTAGCGTTG